CAGCTCTAGGGTTGTACTTGTTACCGTTATATTCGATGCCAGGGTCGTATCTGCAAAACTGGTAGCCTTATACCCCATCTGTATCACCTCGTTTTTGTGGCTTGTACTGTTTCTCGATTAAATCCCTGCGGCCTAACTGCGTCGCGAATAATTCAAAGTAGGCCCTCGACTGGTTAAGTGAATCGGAATCCGTCTCACGCGCATAGGCAAGGTAGAGTATCCCGTTCTTAATAATGTCTTCATAAATGTCAGACAATGTGATAGCAGAACTGATGGTTATATCGGTCGGAGCCTTGGAGTAGACTTGCTCAAGGTATCCAAACCCTGACGCAGGCTGCGGAGGATAGACGTAAAAATGTCGTGGATCTTGATCGTCAAAGAAGAATAACTCCGTGGTCGCCGCCGCCGTCTCTGAATGCCAGTCCCGCTCTATGACATTGAACTGTTCAAGATCGCCCTTTACGACGGACCTGCCGGGAACCGTCCCATCTGTTCCCATATTCCGTACAATGTTGATAAGCTGTATCCCGGCTGTCGGGATGGACTGTTTTGTGCCGGCAATGCAGATAACGGCCTCATTTTCGACATTCGTATTGGGCTTAAAACCAACAATGGACCCCTGTATGGTATTGAGATAACCCAGTAGGGAGGCTTCACTCCATCGGTCATTCTCCGTGTCATCGAGGATTTCCTCAACCGTGTCAATTATCGCTGATGCAAGAATAGTTCCCATCATTTCCCCTAAAGGTAACTGTCAAACTCGGAATCATCGCCTATGCTTGCGGCAAGGTCCTCTTCCGGTCCGAGGTATGCTATGAGTTTTGCGAGTGATTCACCGTAATAACTTTGATACTCATTCTTGGCTGTAATATATGCCGCGTTCGCCATTGCCTTGATCTTGAAGATTTCACCGCATACAAAGTTCACAAGCAGATCCCGGCAAAAGTGTTCAGGTAATTCGTCCGGATCCTGTGACGCGCTGAGGGTGGTCGGTTTCTTGTAGTAGTGAAGCCTGAGTTTTTCACCGCATGATATGGTTATCTCTTCCCCGGCAACTTCATCTGTCAGATCTTCGCTCACCACTAATTGAGTTCCGTCAGATTCCACGCTTACCATTGTATAGGTTCCGTCGTTACTGGTTGACCCTGATATGGTTAGGATATCTCCGGCCCTGAAGCCAGTTGAATACAAGACTTTGGCGCTGTCCGCAATAATAGATCCAGTTTCAGTGAATGAAATAGTTTCTGCCGTCAACGTACAGGATGCGGTTGGTATCCTCTGATACCAAAGATACGAACCACGCACGGCGATACCGATAACACGGCCTGCCTGGTCGATCACGGAGAGGTTTTTGAGCAACTGGGGATAGCTCCCGTATACCTTAACCTCTCTATTGAGCGTCAAACTGTGTGCATAATAGAGCTTCTTCTGGTAGTCGGATGGCATATCAACATAGGCCAAGGCTGTGTCGGTGCTTCGGTCTGCCGATGTAGACAGTTCCGGCAAAAGAACCCTGGGATGCCCCGCTATCTCTTTCATTGCCTGATTAAGATAACGAAGTATCCGAGCCGAGGTGAAGGACGGGTCTTGGACCCGCCCTATTATCTCAGTTGTTAATTCTGCGACTGTTTCGTGGGCCACTAACCATCACCGATAGCGAACCAGTACCCGCTCCTTGATGCCGTAGTTACAATGGTTACATCACCCCCGGAGAGCGGAAATGTCTCATTAACCGACGGAGAAGATGCAACTGCGGCGGCTCCACTATGCTGAGCCACAAGAAAGTGAACCCTGGTGAGTCCTGTTGCTATATCGCCACCGGTGGTATCATTTGTGAACGTTCCCCACTTAATACGAACATTCCCGAATACTGTTTCCCTGGTAACCGCTGATACAAATGCCATGAGTTACCTCCTTAGTGTCCAATCGTCAGTCTGACAGGTTTGTATTCACCGTCCGCACCAGCCGTACCGAACACATTGCCGACCACCGGATCTTCAGCGGTCGCAAACTGCCCTATTGCACCAGCCACACCAGCCGATGGGGTAAGCTTCGCACCTACTGCCGGTGTTCCCTCGATGAGGCAAGCCGCTATGCCATTGGTCTGGAGCCAGCAGTAGTAAGCTGCGGTAACGTCTACGAGTGGATAACCCACGGGGAGGACGGCCTGTCCAGCGGTATGTGTCACCTCATAGGCCGGGTTGTGTATGAGGGAAAACTCTCCACCAGTGGTAAGGGCCGTGCCTCTAATGGCCTCCGCAAGGGTGAGCGTGATGGATGTCCCACCTGAAGCCATTGAAGTGTTTGACTCGATCTTGTAGCTATCGCCTTCCGCAACACCATCATTGATCTGAAGGAATCCGTTGGCGAACTCATTCTCGTCAACCGCCGTCCCAGTGGTAATGGTAAGCGTCATCTGCTTTGCCTTGAGTGCAACGGCAGAACAGGTCTGATCCATCCAATTCGAGTTGATCGTCTTGGCTATCGCCAACTTACCAGCGGCCAATGCGCCTGCCCCGTTTTTGGCATAGACAAACTCCCTGCCATCTGCGGTCTTCCTGACTTCACCGACCTCATGTTTTCTGGTAGCCGAAATCTGTTTGGGGTGCTGCGTCCATCCCCTGATCTTCATTGCTGAATAATTACTCATCTTATTCTCCTTCTTGATGCGGTCTTACGACCCCCACCCACCGCTCTGGGTCAAATTAGGGGGCCGTTTTTAAACTATGATACGTTGCTGTAGCCCTGGTGGGCCTTTCTGTTGTTGCAGATCATGTTGCCGTCCCACAGGATCTTCATGGTCCGGTCACCGGCAGAGTCGGGAATCTTGCTCCACTTCTCGCGGACAAAGTATCCGTTCTTATGGATCGCAAAGCCCACATGGTTGGAATTGAGAAACAGCGTGTGAGATGCGGGGCAATAGTCGTCTGCAAAGATCATCAGACCATTAATGTCCAGTGCATCGAACCCGGCCACCACCTTAGTGGTGGCAGTGGTGAACCTTTGCTGTACCTGGAGAATACCCTCAAGCTTATCTCTCAAGGTTTCCGTGGTCATAACGATATCGGCCTTTCCGCCTACTCCGTCACGAACCTTGGACCCACGCTTTCCGGCCCTGATATGGGCAAGATCCATCGTGGTTGCATCAGCGGACATCTTACCTTCCCACGGATAATCACCGTCGTCAGATACAAGATCGGCCTCGGCCAGATCACCGTACTTGGTGGTCGTGGTTTCGTTCATCAAGGATCGAAGACCAGTGAGCCTTTTGGAGCTACCACCAGGCAGGTCATAGATTGACCCTGCGAGAGTTGTGGTAATAGACTTCTGAGCGGAACCGAGGCGCTGAACCGACAGTTTGATATCGGCCTCTTTGCCTGCGTTCTTCAGGGTATCGATGCGATAGATGGTAGCGTTGGAAAAAGCATGTTTCCATGCAAACTTCGCCACGTTGACGTTTTCCCTGTCATCAGAGGTAAGACTTTCGCCCTTCTCGTAGAACCCGGTTTCCTGACCATCGTACTCAAGCGGCAGCCTGATATAATCACCGCCATCGGGACGATCAAAAATGCCTTTCTTTTGATTCATGAGATATTCAAGAAGAAAGGATGTCTTGAAATAAATATCCGTTGCCTTGCCTTTGTCAGCCTTGAAATAGTTCCTGGTGACTGACTCAAGTTCTGCGTATGTAAGTGCCATAATGGTTCTCCTTTATGCTGTGTCCTTAATCATTTGTCTGTGGAGAGAGCCTATAAGGTCACCATTTGTTTCAAGTACATCATCCGTAACGGTTTGTTCGGTAGCATCCCCGGTAATGACTGTGACAGACTCCTTGACCTTCTGTTGCTTCTGGATCTTCTCGGTCGCTTCCTTCACGGCCAAGTCAACGGCGGCCTTCTTATCTGATTCAAAAGAGGCCTTGAGGTCTGTAACTGTCTTACCTTCATTGAGAGCAAGGTAAGCACTGATGATGGTGTGTCCTGGGTTTTCATCACAGAACGTTGAAAGAGTGCCCGTTTCGTAAACTGCATCGAAATCAGGGTGCTTATCCACAAAATCATCAAGTGTTTTGTCTGCCTTTTGTCGGTGCGCGGTCTGAGAGGCTTCAGTCTGAAGATCGGCCCTTATCTCAGCCTTTGCTTGGGCAAGCATGTTCTTGCTGAACCCAGCCGGGTCTTCATCCTGCCAGTCCTGAATTTCCTCGGGGGTTAATGCTCCGATATCTTCGTACCCGAGTTTTTCAGGTGTCTTTGCCACCGGAGCCTTCTGCTCCAGTTTCGCCAACCGCTCTTTCAGTTCATTTTTCTCTCGAATAAGCTCTTTAAAGCGGGGCTCTTGGTCAAAGCGTTTGTTCTTGTCCTCGTCTTCGGTTGCCACCTTTTCCGGCTCAACCTTGACTTCGGGCTCTTCCGTCACTTCTTTGGTTTCCTTGTCTTTCTCCTGGGATTCTGCTTCCTTTGCCTTTGTTTCGTCCGGTAAGGTTTCCTCTTTTTTGGCGTCTTCCTGATTTGGCTCCTCAGTGGGGAGAGTTTCGGGCTCTAAGTCCATCGTCTCGAAAAGTTCGCCTGTAGAAGGATCTGAAGTTGACGAATCTCCAGCTTCGGGTGAGCCCCCGGAATCTGTTAGCGTCGTTAAATCTTCACTCATTATTTTCTCCAATAAAAAGGGCCCAGTGCTTAATTAAAAGCACCGGGCCTCGTTAGTGTCAGCGTATTGCTGGCTATCTAGGAATCCGATTAAATCCTCAGTCGTTTATTTCATTCTCAATTAATTCTCTTTTTCCTCGCACACCTCCTTCGTGTATGCTTATTTTTAGGGTAATCTTGCCCGAAAACCTCTCGGGAAGCTTCCCTATACTACTCTTATC